CGCCGTGCCTGCCGCGCTCAAGGGCGTGCGGGACGAGCTCGCCGCCCAGCTCGGCGTGGACGACCGCGACCCGCGCGTGCGCTGGGTGCCGCTCCAGGACAAGGGCAGAGACTTCGCGGTGCGGGTTCAGGTGGAACGCTTGGAGGCCAAGCATGAGTGACGAGACTGAGGCCATCCCCACCACACCTGACCTGCGCGACTACTTCGCGGGGTGCGCCATGAATGCGCTGATGGCGAATTCGGATTTGATGCGCACCACGCTCGAGACGGCACAGTCCAAGGGGCTGGCCTCGAGCGACGTCACCGCGCGCCTCGCCTACGCCTACGCAGACGCCATGCTGGGAGCGCGCAAGGTGAAGCCATGAGGGCCCTGCGCGACGACGAGAAGACGGACCCAGCCGCGCCCCTGCCCCAGCCCGCCCCGCGCCTGCTGCTCTACGTGCTGGCCACCATGCTGGGCGCCCAGGCCCTGGGCCACTGCACCGCCAACCATCGCCACCATGAGAGCCAAGCCAAGCTCGAGGCGATGACTCTTCAGCTCGAACGACTCACCGAGAGGTGCAAGCCATGACAGCCCAGTCCAAAGAGCGCCGCCGCCGCATGGAGGCTGACTTGCGCAGGCGGGCCGTCGCCGCCCTGGTTCTGCACCAGATGCAACGCGCCCTGGAGCTCTGGGACGAAGGACTCTCGCGCGCGGAAATTGCCGAGCGCCTCGGTATCTGCACGCGGACGCTCTACAACCGTCTGCACGCGCTCGGGCGCGTCGACGAGCGCGGCCGACACCCTCACGAGGAAGGAGCCAATGCCGATGGGTAAGACAAAGGGCGCCCCCGCTGCGATCAGCGGCAAAACAGCGGGGAAGCGGAAACCAAGGCCACCGCCCGGCAAGCGCTTTAAGCCCGGCGAGTCTGGCAACCCGGCTGGCCGCCCACCAGTCAACCCCGACGTGCGCGAGGCCCTCAAGGCGGCGTGCCCTGCGGCTGTAGCACGCCTCGCGGCCATGGTGGACAGCAAGTGGATCGACCCCGAAGTGCAACTCAAGGCGGCGCACATCATCATTGAGCGAGTGCTGGGAAAGGTGGCCACTCCTCTCGAGCTGACTGGCCGCGATGGCGCGGCCATCAACGTCGAGGGCAAGACGAGGATTGAATTCGATGTCTCTCCCGAGCGACTGGCCAGCCTCGCAGGCATCCTTACTCGAACGGGTGCGCTCACTGCCGGCGAAGGACTTGGCGAGGATGGGGCGGATTCTGACGCCCAAGTGGACGAAGTACATCCCGCACTCTCCGACGGATCCACAGAGGGCGTTCCTCCTTCTTGACTGCAAAGAAGCGCTGTACGGCGGAGCGGCGGGGGGCGGCAAGTCCGACGCCGCGCTGATGGCCGCGCTGCAGTACGTGGACTGCCCGGGCTACCAGGCCGTCATCTTCCGCCGCCAGCACACTGACCTGCTCCTGCCAGACGGGTTGATTCCCCGTTCTCACGAGTGGCTGAGCCCAACCGACGCCCACTGGAACGGGAACGACAAGCGCTGGTCCTTCCCCTCTGGCGCGACCATCTCGTTTGGCTACCTGCAAACCGAGGTGGACAAGTACCGCTACCAGGGCGCGGCCTTCGGAAGCGTGTTCTTCGAGGAGCTGACCCAATTCACCCGCAGCCAATATCTCTACCTGTTCTCACGTCTGCGCCGGCCAGCGCACTCCGCGGTGCCGCTGCGGATGAGGGCCACGGCCAACCCGGGTGGAGATCATCACGCTTGGGTGCACGCGCGCTTCTTCACCGAGCGCGCCCCCCGGCGCGTCTTCATCCCTGCCCGCCTCGAGGACAACCCGTTCCTGGATCAGCAGGCCTACCGCGAGTCCCTCAAGGAGCTCGACCCGGTGACGCGCCGCCAGCTCGAGCTGGGCGACTGGAACGCAAAGGAGGCAGGGGAATACTTCCACGCGAACTGGTTCAAGGTGGTGGACGCCGCGCCCGCTCTAGGCCCTCGCCGCGTGCGGTGGTGGGACCTGGCGGCCACTGAAGCCAAGCCTGGCACCGACCCAGACTGGACGGTGGGGCTCAAGCTGGCCGAGTGGAAGGGCCAGTACTGGGTTGAGGACGTGCGCAGGGTGCGCCGGTCGCCTGCGGGGGTGGAAGACCTGGTGCGCAAGACAGCTGAAGCCGATGGGCTCGAGTGTGAAATCCACATGGAGCAGGAGCCGGGCAGCAGCGGCGTTAACACCATCGACCACTATTCCAGGGACGTGCTCAAGGGCTACGCCTTCTCAGGCCACCGGGCCACCGGCTCGAAGGTGGAGCGGGTGAAGCCTGCCAGCGCGGCGGCGGAGCAGCGGAGAATCTCGCTCGTGCGCGGGGCGTGGAACACGGCGCTCCTCGAGGAGCTGGAGGCCTTCCCGTCTCAAGGCGTGCATGACGACCAGGTGGACGCCCTGGGCGCCGCCTTCCTGCGCATTCACCAGCGGGCCGCGCCATTCACCTGGAAGGAGCCGCGGGTGGCGGTGGCCACGGGGTTGCGCGCGCTGGAGATGTAGGCGGGCCGTTTTTCAGGCCTCCAACATAGCGATACCGCTACGCTTGACACTCAATAGCGGTAGCGCTATTCTTTTCTTCGTTGGGCGGCACTGAAGCCGAGCAAAACGGAGAAACAAATGAACAAGCGCACCTACCGAATCGAAGGCAACAACGCAAACGTCGCGGTCCTCTTGAAGACGACTTCGCGTGAGCGGGTTCGCGAGCGAGTGCTTGCCGCCGCCATCGACGTGCGGAACGCCGAGGGCGCCACCGTGACCGTTTCCTTGGACGGGCGGATCCTCTCCCAGTACCGCTTCGAGGCCGGCGCCTGGGTCAAGGCGTCGGGTGCGGATGTCCGCGGGCTGGCCGGTTGCGACGCGGCGGCGGTCTACATGCTGGCCTATACCCATGTCACACCCGAGTGGGCGGCGAGCCAGACCAAGGGCTTCCAGACCTACAGCCGCGCGGTGCGCTTCCAGGCTTACTCGCTTTAGTTCGAGCCCTTCGAGTGCGAGCCGAGGCGACTCGGCTCTATCTCGAGGCGCTTGAGCCTCCCAGGGGGTTCCCCGTGCCAAAGAAAGAACGCATCAAGCCCGCGAGGGCCGTCAAAGGCACCATCGACAGTGGCATGATGTTGCGCCTACCCGCCGACCTGAGGAAACGCCTCAAGGCCGCCGCCGCCGCAGAGGGCCTGTCCGCCGCAGAGTGGGTGCGCCGAGCCATCGAAGCCATCCTCCCGCCCCAGGGGGGTTGAAGCTTGCAGTCTTTACATTTGAGCCTTCCCGCGACTCCCAACAGGCGAGCGCGCGGGCATGGCCGAGTCTCCCACTTCAGTCGTCCTCGAGCTTCGGGCCATTCAGCCCGCGGCCACGGCTGGCGAAGTGGGTGTCTCAGGCACCACCAACTGGCAGGGCCAGCTCGCTGTTGAGCAGAACGCGGCGCTCCAGCACGCGGAGGCCTACGGCAGCGCGGGCACTCAGACGTGGGGCGAGTGGGAAAGCATCATCCGCACGGATCCAGACTGTGCGAGCGCCCTAGAGCCCGTCTCCTCCGTGCTGCGTGACGCGCGGGTGGCCATCGAGCCGGCCGGGGAGTCCAAGAAGGAACGCCAGCAGGCCGAATTCCTCGAGTGGAACCTGCTCGAGCGTATGGAACCCAGCTGGACGGAAGTCGTTCAGCAGATGGCCCGCGGCTGCCTGACCTTCGGGTTCGCGCTCCACGAAGTGGTGTTGGCCACCGGAGAGTCCCCCCTCCTCCCCGGTGGCTTTGGCTTCTACATGAGCAAGCTGGCCGAGCGCCTGCCATCGTCCATTCATCCCAATGGGTGGTTGGAAGAGGACGGAGAGCTTGCCCGCATCCGCCAGTACGGGATGCGCAACGACGGGCGCTGGGGTGAGGACATCTACCTCCCTGCGTCCAAGTGCCTGCTCACGACTTGGGGGCGCACGGGGAACAACTACGCCGGCTTCAGCATCTTTCGGCCGGTCTACTACCTGGCGAAAATCCGCAAGACGCTGCTCAAGATTGTCGGGGTAGGCCTGCAACGCGAGTCGGTGGGCGTGCCGGCTGCTGTCTCGAACGGGCCGGGTTCTGCGCCTCTCACCCCTGATGAGCGGGACAGCCTCTTCAACTTCCTCACCAACAGCGTCTTTCACGAGTCCGCGGCCATCGTCATGCCGCAGGGCTGGGACCTGAAGTGGATTTTCAGCCCAGCGGCCAGCAAGGCACACGTCATCGATGCCTGGGAGCGGCTGGGGCTCGTCATCCTCCGCCAGCTGCAGGCGCAGCAGATGTTCTTGGGGACGTCTGACACGGGCAGTCGCGCGGTGGGCAGCATCCACGACGCGAACAGCGACGCCTTCGCCCAGGGCGTGGTGGCCGTGCTGGAAGGCGTGCTCAACGGGACCGGCCAGCGGCCCTACACGGGCCTGACGAAGAAGCTGATCGACGCCAACTGGGGGCCGCAAGAGTCCTACCCCCGCATCAGCATCACGCTCAAGCGGGCCAAGCTCTCCCCCGTAGACCGCATCAACGCGCTCAAGGCCGCCGTCGACTGCGGCGCGGTGAAGCTGGGCCTGGAAGACGAGAACGTCATCCGCGAGGACCTGGGCCTCGCGCCCGTGGACGAAGACGAGCGGGCCGCCGAGGAAGAGGCAGAAGCCGCAGCGCAGGCCGAAGCAGCCGCAAAGGCGGAGGCAGCTGCGAAAGCCCAAGCGGCCGCACAAGGCCCCAAGCAACCGCCCCCGAGTCCCCCCACCGAGGGCGCCGCAGCTGGCCCGGGTTTGCCCTCCGCTACCGGGGAAGCTGCTCTTTCTGCCCAGTCGGAAAGTCGGAAAGCATCCGACTCGCCGCCTGAGCCTGGCGGCTTCACCCCGCGGCGAGGTCTGCGGCCCGATGAGAAGCGGCTCGACCTGGCGGCCATCGACCGCTTCCTGTCTCGAGGCCGCGAGGAGTTCGAAGCCCAGGCCAAGCCGCTGCTGATTGAGCTGCTCGTCCGCGCCATGCCTGACATCAAGGCGGCGATGGCGGACGGGGAGCCCGCGGAAGTGGCGGAACTGAAGTTCGACACCGAGCGGCTCGAGTCCTACGTCCGCGAGTTCATCGAGAAAGCCAGGCTCGAGGGCTACCGGCAAGCGAAGTCAGAACACGAGAAGGGCCGCGCGCCCCGGCAGAGGAGCGAGCCCACGAGGCTCGCCGCCGAGGAGGATGACCGCGGACCCAGCGGCGATGGCGACGGCTGGGACGAAGACGACTTCGTTCCCCAGAGGAAGGCGTTCAACGCCCAGGTCGGCCACCTCATTCGCCGCATCACTGGGCGCATCCGCATCGACATCGAGCGCGAGGCCATCGAGGTCCTGCGCACGGGCGAGGAGCCTTCCGAGATTGTGAACCGCGTGGTGCAGCGGAACCTGGACAGCGGCGCGCTGAAAACTGACGCGGGCGTGGTGCTGAACAAGTCGTTCAACATTGGCCGCGAAGTCTACGCGCAGCAGACAGAGCCCACGTCCGTGCGCCTCTCCAGCATTCTCGACGGCGCCGAGTGCATGCCCTGCAACTCGCTCGACGGGAGCGTCTTCGAGTTCAACGGCGACGAACACCACGCCCACGTGCCGCCCATGACCAGCGTCTGTCAGGGCATGGAGAACTGCCGTTGCCTGCTGACCTACGAGTTTAGCGACGCGCCGCCTGAAGACACGGAGGAGGAATGAACGTCCGCCGCTTCGACACCGCCCTCGTGCTCAAGCCGTCCGCCAGCAGCGAGGACGAGACTAAGCGTCACTGGCACAAGCTCTTTCCTCTGGGGACGTTCCACCGCTGTGACTTCCCCAAGGGCGGGCTCACCTTCGACGTGAAGTTCTTCGAAGTGATGGTGGCCAACTTCAAGAAGAACGGCCGGCCGCTTCCCATCGACTACTTCCACCGCGGTGAGT